GGGTCCTCTGGCCCGATCAGCGGCATCAGATGGATGTGACAATCTTTCATGGAATTTTTTCTCCTTCCATTCTGGGAACCAGTAACATAAAGTTGTGCCCGTTTAGCGTGTATTCCGCCAGTTCCTTTTCAAGTTGGCGTTTCTCTGTCATCAGATCCGTAATGCGGGGATCGGTGAGAAGCTCCTGCTGATTTTCGGCGGTCACGATGTTCAGCAGGTTTTTGAATTCCTGATCGATCTGCGCAATGCGGATCTGTATTTCAACGCTCTTGTCCTCTTCGGCCCCGGCACCGAGGCCCAACTGAATGTGCTGTTTGAGCGTTTGCAGGACATTCAGGTCGATCTGTGCTGTTCTCAGGACTGCATCCATGATGGCATTTTGCAGCGGCGCTTCTTCCATCGTCGGCGAGTGATGGCAGTATTTTTTGCCGTAGTCCAGTCGGTTGATGCAGCGCCAGACGATCCGCTTTTTACCACCTACGGTCCATGTGCATCGACGGTATGGCGTGCCGCATTCGCCGCAGATCAGCAGCTCCGTCAGGGCGTATTTGCCGCAGTACTTGCCCTGTTCCGTAGTAGTGCCCGTTTGCTTGACCTTGCGTTTGGAAGCACGACGGGCCAGTTCTTCCTGCACTCTGGAGAAGGTAGCTGCATCGATGATTGCCGGATGATTGTTCTCCACATAGTATTGGGGCCGTTCCCCAGCGTTGACCTTTACCTTTTTGCTGATGCAGTCCTCCACATAGGTTTTGCCCAGCAGGGCGTCACCCTTGTATTTCTCGTTAGAGAGGATCGATTGCACGACGCTGGCCTGCCATACTGTTCTGCCCATGGGCGTCGGAATGCCGTCCGCAGTCAGACCGTTTGCGATCTGCTGCAGGCTGTTCCCTGCGAGGAAGTGGTCGTAGATCCGGCGTACCGTGTTTGCCTGCTCCGGGTCGATCTCCGGCTTGCCGTCCGCTCCCCGTCGATAGCCGAGGAAGGACTTATAGGCGAAGAACACATTTCCATCCTTGGCGCTTCTGGCTTTACCCCATGCCACATTGTGGCTGATGTTCTCGGATTCGCTTTGGGCGACGGAGCCGTAGATGGAGATGTAAAATTCCGAGGAAGGATCGATGCTGTGCAGGTTTTGTTCCTCGAAGTACACATCCACCTTAAGCTCCCGGAGCATTCGGGTGATCTTGAGGCAATCCAGTGTGTTCCGGGCGAAGCGGCTGATGGATTTGACGATGATCATGTCCACCTTGCCGCGCTTGCATTGGCGAATGAGCTTGTTGAATTCATCCCGCTTTTTCATACTGGTGCCGGTAATGCCCTTATCGGCTGCTGTACAGAAAGGACTAATAAATTCACGCCGTGCAGGATTCCCGGCGCAAGGTTTCCATCAGAGCTTTGATCTCATCGACAAGGTTCAGCCGAATGTCCATGCGCCCGTCCGGGTAGATGGTGACGGAGTGCAGCAGCTCGATTGAGATTTCTCTGGTCAGCGCCGTAATCCCGGCATAGCTCTTGAATTGCTCGATCACAGCGTTGCTATTATCGTCGCTGCCGCTTATTTTGCGCTCCAGCTCCAAGACCGTGCGGGAGATTTCCTCCGCCTGCGCCGTCAGAGCTTTCTTCTGCGCCGCGAAGCTCTCGCGGGAAATTTCCCCCTCTACCAGTCCTTCATAGAAGTCTTGCAGCCGCTTATCAAGCCGGGCTTTCCGGCTCTGGAGGGTCTGCAACTGTCGCTGCGCCTGTTTGCGGTCAAGCTGCCGCTGCTCCTGCCTTGTTTGCAGGAGCCTGTCTATACTGACGGCGTATTGGGCGTAGACCTGTATGGTGTCGATGACAGCTTCCAGAATATCGGCCTCCGGGACTTTTTCCTCCGAGCAGTCAAAGCCGGTATTCAGCCTTTTCATGACGCAGCGGTAGGAGCCGTTCTTTCTGCTGTCCCGCTGCATGGCGTGGCCGCATACGCCGCAGATCACCTTGCGCTTCAGCGGATTCCCGCCGCCCGTCATGACTTCTCGCTCCCTGTATTCCCGCATACAAGTCTGCGCTTTCTCGAACAGCGCCTCCGGCACAATGGCCTCGTGCCTGTCGGGGACGATGACCCAATCATTGCGGGAGATTTTGACCGTGTGGGTGCTGCCTACAATATCCCGGCTTCGTTTGCCGTACACCGTCTTGCCAGTGTATCGCTCGTCCCGCAGGAACTTTGCGACCAGATTGCCCGTCCAGAAGTTTTCCTCCCGGATGCTGCGCCACGGCGTCCTTGTGCAGCCGGCTTCAACCTTGTAGTTCTTTGGAGAGCTTACGCCCTCACCGTTCAGAGCCGCCGCGATCTGCCATGTCTTTGCACCGTCTGCTGCCATTTGGAAGATGCGCCGTATCACCTCGGCGGCTTCGGCATCTACCAGAAGATGATTTTTGTCCTCCGGGTCTTTGACATACCCGTAAGGCGCATAGGGGCTGAGAAACGCCCCGCGCTCGGCTCTGGCCTTTTTTGCGCTTTTGACCCTGCGGGAGAGGTCACGGCTGTACAGGTCGTAGATCAGCGTCCGAAACGAAGTATCAAGGCTGTCGATATCCAGCGGATTGCTGCTGTCAAAGCCGTCGTTGACGGAAATGAAGCGCACCCCCAGGAACGGGAACACGCGGGAAATGTAGTCGCCCACGGTGAGGTAATCACGACCAAAGCGGGAGAGGTCTTTGACCAGGATGCAGTTGATTTGTCCGCGCCTGACCTGCTCCAGAAGCTCCTTTACCGCAGGACGCTCGAAGTTCGTACCGCTCCAGCCGTCGTCACAAAACTCCAGTATTTCAGAGCCGGCCAGCTCCGCATGACCGGATACATATTCCCGAAGGAGGCTACGCTGGTTGGATATGCTCTCGGATTCGTTCTTTTCGCCGGTTCGCAAATCCTCATCCTCGCTGGATATGCGAAGATACATCGCCGTTTTCATGCGTCAGTTTTCCTCCCTTCCAGATATGTACAGAGCTCCTTGTATTCGTCCCGGTAACGGAACACGATCTCGATATTGCTGTCACCGTCCACATACACACGCTCAATCAGTGCCTGCGCCATTTCTTTTGTCAAAGCATCCGCGCCCCGGAAGCTGCCGAAGGCCGCAAGGAACGGGTTCTCCGGCGTGTGCGCCGCTTCAGCCGCCTGCCGGCAGGTCAGAGCTTCGATCAGCCGCTCCGCTTCCTCGGCTTCCGCTTTGTAGCGGCATTTCAGCGTCATATACTCCTGTTCGGTCATGAGCTGATCCACATAGCTCTGATACAGGCTGTCGTACAGGCCGTTGTAGCGCATAAGTGACTTTTTTGCCGCGTCCAGCTTGCCTTGCAGCGTCGCAGTCTGCTTTCTGTATTTGGGGGAGCTGTTCACCCTGCGGATGAGCGCCTCCATATCGGCGGCAAGGGCGATCTGGGTTTGAATGGCTTGCAGGAGCATGGGAAACAGTGCGTCCTCCCGGATGTTTTTCAGCGGACAGCTGCCAATGTCGTTGGCGTGGGTCGGGCAGATAAAGGTGTACCACAGCTTTTTTTCGTGGCTCACATTCTTGTACCGTACCAGCGGACGCTTGCAGTCGGCACAGCAGACCAGCCCCTTGAGGATGTTTTCGGTGGTTTCCAGATGCGTGAACCTGCCGAGCGCTTCAAAGTATGCTTCATTTTTGCACCGGGATATTTTCTGAACCTTATCAAAGGTCTCCCGGTCGATCAGCGGCTCGTGGGTATTCTCCACGACGATCCATTCCTCTCGTGGCTTCTTATACTGCCCCCGGTTTTCGTAAAAGGACTGCCGCTTCCTTCCCTGCACCATGTGCCCGATGTACACCTGCCGGGACAGAAGGTTCTTGACCGTCTGAACATACCAGCTCACGCCGTTATATTTCTCCGTTTTGCATACCCCGGTGTTGTACAGGTAGGCGGAGGGGGATGGTATGCCCTCATCGTTGAGCCGCCTTGCAATCTGCGTGACGCTCACACCCTCGGCTCGCCACCGGAATATCTGCCGGACAACGGGAGCCGTCGCTTCGTCCGGCTCCAGCTTGTGGGGATTATCCGGTTGTTTGCGGTAACCGTAGGGAGCCCACGCCCCGATGAAATCTCCGTTTTTCTGCTTCGCCGCCAGCGCGGAGCCGGACTTCCTGGAAATGTCCTTGCTGTAAACCTCGTTGATGAGATTTTTCAGCGGAAAGAGATAGCCGTCTGCGCCCCGCTGGGCGGTGAGGGTGTCGAAGCCGTCGTTGACGGCAATAAAACGAACGCCCAGGAACGGGAAAATGCGCTCCAGGTAGTTGCCGGTTTCCTTGTAGTTTCTGCCAAAGCGGGACAGGTCTTTGACCACGATGCAGTCTATATGCCCTTTGCGTACTTCCTCCATCATCTTTTCAAACTGAGGACGGTCAAAGTCCGTGCCGGTTCGTCCGTTATCGCAAAACAGGGCTGCAAGCTCCATATCGGAGCTGCTTTTAATAAAAGAAGTCAGCAGCGCTTTCTGCCCCTCTATGGTATCCGCGCCGGGTTTGCCGCTGTCCTCCACGGAAAGGCGGACATAGGCGGCAGCGCGGTATTGCTTCTGCGCCTGTGCGGGAGATTCCGCCGCCGGAATGACCAGGTTTGTCTTTCGTTTCGTTCTTGCCACTTATACCACCTCCCGTATTTGTGATCTTCTGAGAATATCCGTCTGCCATGCAAATTCGTCCGCAAAGCGGAAGCGGACTTCCACGCGGTTGTCCTTATAAATAAGGATGCGGTCGATCAGCGCCACAACGATGCTGCGCTCCAATTCCGTAATGTTCAGGTGCTTTCTGAACTGCGCCATCCACTCCCGGTGCTTGCCGCCGTGCTCCCTGATCTGCGTAAGGGTCTCCTGCAAGGCGTCCATCTGTTTTTCGCACTCGGCGCAGCGTCCTGCGTAATTCTGCTTGAGCCTTGCGTATTCGTCCCGGTCGATGATCCCGTCGGCAAGGCTTTCATACAGGGACATGAGCAGCTTCTGGAGCCGCTCATATTCTGAGCGCTTTTTGTCGAGCTGCCGCTGCACCTTCTGGGCTTCTGCGGTTCTCAGGGGGGCGGTATCCGTCATGGCAAGAATATCGTCCAGATCAACCACGTCCCGGATATACTGCTTTACCGTGTCCAAAACCAGTTGTTCCAGCGCCTCGTCGCGCATCCGGTGGGGCGAACAGGATTTATCCTGCTTGTGCGCGGCGCAGACGTAGTAGACATACTTTTTATTGCCGGAGGGAACGGTTTTGCGCACCATGCTTGCGCCGCACTCGCCGCAGAACACCAT